GCATCAAGGCCAATGCTTTTGAGGTGCTTGCACTCAATCACGAATCTATCAGTAAGGATATTTCCGGCAGGGGTAACTGCTGTAATATCTCCCTGTCCAGAAGCTGTTTCCTGGTTTTTCTTTTTCCGGACCGTGGCTCGGCCACCCGACATGGCACTACGCCAGAATAGGTCATCACTTTTTCCGTCTGAGACCCACTCTGAAAGTCTTTTGCATATTTCTCTTTCAAAATTTCCTCCTTTTGCTTTCCCCCCACCAGATTTCATTTTGTAATCTCTTTCATAATTATTGGAAGGTAAACTTTCGGGCAAGATATTCGCACAGTTACCCACATGTCGGTATCATTTGAAAAGTCTAAATCAGTTCTATTTTGTAAGGTAGTATCAGTTAATAAATTCCCTGAGACTTGTTTAAAACACCCCATTTCCTTTTTCTGGGTAATGACATTAGTTTTGTTTGAACACATTGTGAGAGTCATACAAGTAAGTAAGATGAGGAATAGTTGACCAATTACTTTGGTTTTCATTTTTCCCTCTTCAAAAGTTTTGTTTTGGTTTCCCCAACAATTTGCGTCACTACAGAATGTTTTCCGTTATGCTCAACTTTCCATGCGTTATCAGCAATATCAGTTAGCTTGGGTTGATGTGTGGTAATGATGAATTGAATGTTCATTCTTTGACTAATTTCTTTGAGCATGGCTCCTGCTCTATCAAGCAATTCATCTTGTCCAACAAATTTGAATGGTTCGTCAAGCAGTATTGTAGCTGATGACCTTGGATTCTGAAGACTCCAAAGAACAATTCTGAGTGCAAAGGAGATTGTGTCAAGCATTCCTCCTCCGAGTTCGTCTTTTGGGACAAATGGTTCTTCATCTTCCCCCTCCTGTATTCTCAAAAAACATTCTGATTTGTTTCGTTTAAGATCAAAATCTACTTTGAATTGAAATGGTCTATCAAAGATAGATTTGATCGCCATTGTTACGAGTTGCTCAACATAAGAAGTAAATTTTGTTTGGGTTAGTTTAGCAACCTCAGCAATTACATACCTTGCCTTAATTCGATTTTCATTAAGTTCTTTTGCTTGAGTTATATTATAAATAGATTCGGCTAATTGTTTTTGAAAAACATGCCGCTCTGCTTGTTTGTCTTGAACGTGCTTTTTATAGATACTTAACATAAGTGTCCGTATTTTGCATTCAAGTCAGTCATTTTTTCAGAGATTTCTTTTTCCAAAATTTCCACTTGAATTTTCATTTCTTCAAGAGTTTTATCAGCTTCGTCAATATTTAAAACACCAAATTCATTTTTTAATTGTTCTAAAATTGAGTCCAATTTGCCCTCATTTGAAGCTATTTCTCTGTCAAGATTAGTTGCAAGTTTCTGAAACTTACCTAAGTCTTTTTCAATTTGATCAAGGTTCATTTAGAATCCTTTCTTTACTTTCGATGCCACATTAAATTATCAGTCAGAAAATATTCGACCAGATATTTGTCTTTAGTTATAGAAATTTTGTTGAAAGCCAATTCTTGAGTGTTTATCCTCACCACGTCAAAACCTCCAATATTTGCTATTTCAGACAAATATACTGTGTTAAACCCGATCCACGGCTTTAGGGCATTATATATAATTAAATTTGTACCGACATATTTATGCAATTCATCCCATTCTAAAAACAACAATTCCACCTTAATTTCAATCTTATTCATTTAGAATCCTTTCTTTTTTCTTATTTCTTCCATTTCATTAATATGGGTGGTCATATCAATGAAAACCATGTCACTCATTTTTTTAGAATTGATTTCGTAAACTTCATCTAAATCATCTCCATCTTCTAATTCAACGGAGTAAATGACATGACTTTCAAAAGTATTGTAGTTTTTTGAAAACTTAGCACCCCTACTGATTGTCAAAGTTTTAGGTTTCATTATTCCTCCATTATTTTTGAAATAATATTAATAACATCTTGTTTTATTTCATTCTTGGTTAGATATTCTTGAAGATTTTCTTTAAAAGAAAAAGTAATTTTGTGGTCTATGGAAATGTTTTTAATAAAATCATCAAGCATACTTTCAGTTTCTTTTTTGTTGTCAATATGCTTTCTGGATAAAACTTTTTCTGCTGGTTCGTGTGGAATAGTTACCCATTCAACAGATTGGTTAACAATGTCGAGAACAGCAAATTTTGGTTCATAAGTCATATTGTATTCAGTTGCTTCCATTCTGAGTAATGGACCTGGATTTATGATGTTTTTACCATAGTAAGTAATGTGAAATCTTCTGTGAATATCCCCACAAACAATTACTTGGTATTCAGGATGTTTTTGTAAGAATTGGAGTGCATCGGTATATTCATGTCCAGGAAATAACGGTCTATCAGAAATGTTCTTGTGAATAACAAGAATGTTTACACAACCATCATCGTAATTTGGTAATGGAACTTCCTGACCCCAAGAAGCCCCATAAATTTTAACTCTGTCGTTAGCACCACCACCAGCCGGAACTTCCCCCAACTCCCCAACCAATTCAGATTTTATTAAGATGCCTAATGAAGTGTAGTCTTTATTTGCACTATAAAGATACATATCATGTTGTCCAAATACTGCCATTATAGAAGGTTCATATTGAGTGATTAATTTGATGAATTCAGAAAGTGTTTTCCAGTCACGAGGTTTATCAAAAACATCTCCAGCAATAATGATGGGGAAATCATTTTCTACCGAATACTTGAGAATAAATTCAAATTTCCATTTCCATGTTTCTTCAATGTTATCTAAACGAGCAATAGGTGTATTGCACGTCAAATGTAAATCGCTAAGAAGTATGAACTTCATATCGTTTTTGCACCTCCTGAATGATGTGGGAAACATTTGTTATTGGAGATAAACAAATTGGGCAGATTTTGTAGTCTTCTAATTCTTTTTTGTATTGATCAAGTGAAGTTTGAACATTTATTCCAATGAGTTTTTTTGCGTTTTCTTTGGTTTCAATAATTTTTGCAATACCATCAAATTGATTAATTGAACCTCGTAAAACATTCCTTTTTGTCATTGTGTCAATTAACTTTTCTAACCCTATACTCACTATGTCTTTTCTTAATTGTAACACTATACGCTTTCCAGAGACACCCTGTGACTCTAAATTCATGGCTTTTTGGAGTAATTCATTTTTGCTTTTGCATTTTTTCAATTCCTGAATAGGGGTATCAAAGTCTTTTAGGATTTTAGAAATTTTTTCAAATGTAGTAGCATCTCTAAACAGATCAATTTCTAATCCCCTTACTTTTTTAATAGCTTCAGAAAGTTTTAAAACATCATTTTTGACATTAAGTAATAGTTTAATTCTCCCTTCGAGAAACAAAACTTTTTCTTGCATATCGTCAAGGTAATTCAAATCTTTTATTTTGTTTGTGAGAGATTCAACCTGTTCTGTTTTTTCTTTAATGATTGTATTTGTAGTATTAATTTGTGTAGTTAGTTTTGAAACATACTCATCAACTTTTTCGATGTTCAAAATTCTGTTAAAAGTTTTTGCTACTTCACCTGGACTACTTGTAATTAAAAAATGTTCGTCCAACTGATTTTGAATGTTTAGTTCAGATAGGTTTAACTTTTCAACAACAGGAACAGGAACATTATTACCAGAGTCAAATTCGTCGCCCAGTAATTTGTAGTTTGTCTTTCCTTTATCCGTTTTAATTCCTGTAATATCATCAATAGTAACTCTTGCTTGTTGTTCTCCATGAGATATGAACCTCGTTCCTAATGGTCTGTTTGTGTTTAACCATTCAACCGCCCTAAAGATAGCAGTCTTTCCTGATGAAGACTGCCCCACAATAATGTTGACATTTGGATGGAGATTTAATTGTGTAGCTTTATGTGATTGAAAATTAGAAATTTTTATACTTTTCATCGTGTTTTTTGCTTTCTAATCACAACAAATTTAGATTCAATTTCTTCCCATAAGGCAATTACTTCTTGTTTCAATTGACTTTGCAGATTGTTTTCTTCGATGTAAATAATGGCTTTTTCCATAAAAGCAAATTCTTGGTCTACTGCTTTATATTTGTTTAATCCAAGTCCTTCTTTTAAATACTGTAAATTTTCTCGAATGTCATCAATTCCATATCCAAATAGAATTGAAATAGTGCAACTTCTAAATGGATCATCAAGACTTGATTTTTTGATTATACAGTTGCTACGAATACCTATGGTTTTTTCATGTTTCTTTCCGTTTGCGAGAGAAATAATTTTAATGATCTTTCCACCAGAAGCTGGAGGTCCGACCCTGATTCGTAGGGATGAGTAATAAGGAATAGCACGGCCCCCTGGTGTGGTCTCGCCCGATGGACCTTCTCGAATTTGATTGCTGCATACCACAACCCAATTATTGTTAGAAATAAGACGACAAGTTTTCCGTAACCCTTCAGAAAACTCTTTGGCTCTGCGCATTCCGTATTTGTCTTCATCTTCAAGTTCCATTTTTGAGGATAAGGCTGCAAGGGAGTCAGCAAACACCCCATTGATACCGCCTTCTTTTGGTTTCCAATTCCAAATTTTATCAAACATTTCGGAAACAGTATCAGGACGTACATATTGTTCTGGGCTTAATTCTACACCATAAATCCGAGAATATTCTTGATTCAATCTTGCTTCAGGATCAAGAAACAGAACATCCCCATTGGAAGATTGACAAGAAGCTGCAATTTCGGCAAGAATACTTGTCTTTCCTGCTCCACTTGGGCCAAAGACTTCGACTAAGTTTCCTGTTGGTAATCCACCCCCTTCAATAACCTTGCCTGAAATGCAAAGGTCTAACAAAGTTGAGCCTGTTGAAACAGTTTGAAGAGGAGGGGATTTCCTCTCTTCAGGATTAGAAATCCCCTCGGTGATATTGTCAACGATCTCTTGAGTTCTTCGTTTAAGCACAGTCTTTCCTTTACATTTGTGGGGGATTGGAGTAAATACCACTTGTAGGACCACGACTTTCTTTTACTATCTTCTTTTTTCCTTCAACTCGAACAAGTCTGGTTTCATCAAAATATTCCCATTCAAGAGACTTGTTATCTTTTAAGATTTGTGAACAAAGAGCATAATGAACACAATCAGTAAAGTATTCAACTCTTGCCATTGCCACACCTTCAAATCCAGTAATTTTGTCTTTTAAAATTTCTCCTAATTCAAATTTATTTTCCATTATGCTTTGTTTCCTCTCCTACTGGTTATGGATGCTCTACGTTTTTCTCTTTCCAGTTTTTCAATTTCTTCATTTAAAGCAAAGCAGGCTTCATAAACTTGACAGTTTTGACAAGTGCTTAATTTGTCAATGCTGGTTCCGATTTGTCCCTGTGAATCTGGACAACTTGGATCATTAGAATTTTGAACTTCTGGTTTTTTTGATTCATCAACTGTAGAAACTACACCTCCACGAAGTCGGCCAATTCCAGCTGCGTGAAGTGGCGGTTCTGCAACTAATGGTGTTCCATTGGTTTTAGTCTCTTCAACTTTGCCATGTAAGGCTTCATAGACTTCATTGTAGGTAGGAATATGAACAATTTTCTCAAGACAAAAACTTGAATCAAGAATTTCATCAGGAATGTCATATTCTCGATCCACAAATTTATGGCCCACAAACGAAGTATTCTTAGCTCCAACACCTTCACGTTTGAAAGCGATTGATTTACCAGTTTTGTTGTAGGCCATGTAATTTGTTCTGGCAGAACCAGGACGTACAGGATTTGCAAGTTCATCCAAATGACGTTGCATAAAATAATATGCAACGACCATAATTTGTACCCCTTTTGCTTCTTCTTTTTCATCATCGTAGACTACAACATTGTAAACGCATCTACGAGTGGGGTTAAGACTTTTTAATGAATCAGGATCTTCACCCTCTTTTTGCAATTTTAATCGCAATTCACAAACTGGACATGGTTTGCTGTAACACCTTGCAAGACAAATATATTGATTTTCATTTACTCCCACACCATTATGAATGAATAGATTGAGGTAATCTCCAATCTCTCCAACCTTACGTTTTGGATTTGGATTCCCTTCGCCAATCATGTAAGGTAGAATGTCAATCAGATGCTCCCCAGCACCAATTTTCCAAACAGGGATTTGCATTTCTTCTTTAAAAACACTTTTGAACTTTCCAGTAGATTGACGGTTATCATAAGATTCTTGAATTCGTTTGTTTAACTCATCTTGCATCACTGCTTTCATTTCACTTAGTTTCATTTAAGTTCCTCCATTTTTTAATTGTTGATTCCATATTTTTCAGTTTAGCTTCATAATAAGACAGAAATATTGCAAGTGTAATTAATCTCGGAATTGTGTAGGCTAAAAATATAATTCCAAGAATTACTGCAACAGATTCCAGCAAATTAAGAAACACTTGTTCTCCTAAATCGTGAAGATTTGTTAAGATCATCGTGGATAAAGTCTGCAACTCTTTCAGCAGCATTTTCTTTTATCTCCCGTGGTGCCTCCTTTGAATAATATTCACCTAAATAAAGCCTGACTAAGTTTTCCAAAGCTACTTTCTTTTGGTTAATGGATTCAACTGCAATTTTTAAAATTCTAACGCTACTCACACAACTGTTATAATAGTCTTGTGCTTCTTTAAATTTTGCTGTTTGTATAATTGTTGAACTGATTGCAGCTTCTGTTATCTTTTCTAATTGAAATGCTTTCGGGTTGTTTCTGATTGCAACGTCAAGTTCTGCTCTAAGCAGTTCTAATTGATCTCTTGCTCTATCCTTTTCATCCTCGGCAGTGGTCATATCCATAGCGAATTCGTGATAGAGCATTGGGTGTTTTTCAAATTCAAGATCAAGTGAATACTTATCAATTGTAATGTTTTCTTTGAAATCAGTCATGTTTTATCTCCTTTTATAAGTATTATACCAGATTTTTTGATTTTTCTGAAATAATTAATTCCAATAAATCATTAAATCTTTCTTGTTCCCCATACGCACAATCTTTTGAGATGATTGAAAAGTAGGAAAATAGTCTATTGGCCTGCAATTCCCATAAGGATTTGCAGGCTTCTTTACTTGGTTTGTTGACAAGATAAATTTTCAACGACAGACCTCTCCATTTTCCCCATCAAATAGTTTAGTGTATTTTGTAGGGCAAGTCCAAGTGGATACCCCAGGAGGGGTACACCGATAATAACCTGTTGTTCTATATGGACCAAAACATCTACCAGATTCGCATTGATAATCACCGGTACAAACTTGACAGTCTTTTAAGTTTGCAGAGTTGCCTCCAGAACTGCTGCTACCGCTACAACCAGCAAGCAAAGCTAACATGATCAAACCCAAAGCTAATTTTTTCATTTACACATCCTCCCTCCCTTTTTAATCAAAAAGTTTTCCATAGTTGTGCTGCCATTATAAATAGTAAAAACACAACAAACAGAGATAGTGGAATACAGATAAGTGTTAGTGTAATAGCCATTATGAAATCGAAAATAGAATTCCATTTCTCATTCAATTTTATTCTCCTTTTTAATCCCTACATGCCAGGAAGCAGGCTGCAATCAGTCCTGCTCTTCCTGAATACATAAAGGATTCAGAAAAAATTGAAATTAATTGAGCAATTTTGATTTCCCCTTTGTTTAGCAACACTGAAGCTAAATATCCAAGAATAGCATATCTGACAGATTCAGGTTCCTCATCAAGAGATTTTAACATTGCAGCCATTTGATTCCACTTATTAGGAATGTTTTCTATTAACAATCTGCATAATTCAATCGTGGTTGATTCGTTTAGCGTGACTTTTTCGATTGCTTTTAAAGCATCCTCATCGTTCAAATCAATTACTTGATCTAACAAAACTAAGGCTTTTCTTGGCAATCCCTCACTTACTCTCGCAATTTCTTCTAAAACTTTTTCAAAACCAGAGTTTACAACTACTCCTTCGTCTATACAAACAGTTTTTAAAAGTTTAATAATGGATCTTTTTGGTAAAGCAGAAACTTGAAATGTTGTACATCTTGTTCTAATTGTCTTTAAAAGTTTTTCAGGATCTGTTGTGCATAAAACAAATCGAACGTGCTCAGGTGTATCTTCCAAAAGTTTCAAGACAGCATTTTGAGCATCATTCGTTAGTTTATGAACTTCATCGAGTAAGTAAATTTTGACTTTTCCTAACCACGGTTTGTATTCAGCAGTTGATCTAATTTCCCTTATTGTGTCAATCCCCCTTGTATTTGCTGCATTGTATTCGTGGAAATCTTCATCTGAACATTCCAAATAACTTTTCATAATTCTGGCAATCGTAGTCTTGCCACACCCACTTGGTCCCTGAAAAAGAAATGTTCTTGGCTGGCCCTCCTTTCGTGTTAAGATTGAAATCAAGGAACTGACTACACTATCATTTCCAACAAAAGTATCAAAATTAGGCGGACGATACTTCGTGTGCAACGGGAGATTCGACATTTGGCCTCCTTAGCAAAGAGCGTTTAGGTTCTTCAACTTTTGCTTGCTTTTCCAACTCAGTCTTCTTCACTAATTCTAAAAAGTATTCAACAGCTTCTTCAAATACGCTTGAGACTGATTGACTATGTTTATCAGCAAGAGCTATTATTTCATCGTTTAATTCTGGTTTAATTGTGTAGCTAACTCTGATTTTCTTTGCAGACATATCCCCCTTCTTTTTTCTCCCCATTTTAATCCTCCTTGTACTCATCTTTTGCTAACCATGCTCCATCAACAGGAGTCATTTCAATTTCAATATCTAAGGGAACTGTAATCCAATCCCATGCTTCCCTTAATCTGACAGTCATTATTTCTCTTGCCATTTTTGCAATTTCTTGTGCTTCACTTGGAACAACATCTAAGACAATACTATCATGGATCTGTCCAATTATTTTTGTTTTAAGATTTTTTTTCTTTAATTCTTTGCTCAATTCAATTAGAGACCAAAGTAAACAATGAAAAGCACTTCCTTGAATTGGTGTATTTGTAATCTGGTTTCGTCTTAAATACCCTCCTCTTCTGAATCCTGTTTTCAATTCAACATAACCGTGTCTTAAATAAAAGTTCTCTTCGTATTCAGTCCATTCTTTTGTTACTTTGTATTTCATCCAAAACTTCGTTTCAATTCGTTGTAAATGTTGTTCAAAAGGACTTGCTGGTTCCAATGGGTTTCCTACTTTATAATAATCCAATCCTTTGTTTCTCAAATGAGCATAAATACTGACTCCACTCTTAGTCTTCAAACCTTTAATTGCTTTCCAAAAACCTTCAGCACAAGGTTTATAATACGATCCGTAAAAGAAAGCAAATACGATTGAATTCTTTGTGTGGAATCGCAACTCTTTTGTTATTTCACTTGCAGGTAATTGCAAAATATCAATTGCTTGATCCCGGTGCATATCGGTAGTTTTGTCATAAATGTAATTCATTAATACAGGATCATTTGTATAGCAAGCCATAATCCTGACTTCCAAAGAAGAAAAATCTATTTCTGCAATTTGATTCCCTTTGCTTGGTATCAAACCCATTCGACAAGACTTTTTTGATTCTTCATCTCTTATTGGTATGTTCTGAAAATTTGGATTGTTAGAACTACTTCTAAAAGTTCTGGCAAAATGTAAGTTAAATGTTGGGTGAATTCTTCCATCTGGACAAATTTCTCTTAAAAATTGTGCTAAATAAGTATCTCTTGTTTTTAAGAACTTTCGATAAATTATTAAATTCCGTGTAAAATCTGTTTGGATTAGATTCAATGATTCAAAATCAACAGAATTTTTACCTTTGTCTGTGAATTTTGCTGGAATTAAATTCAGTAGATCATACAAAAGTAGGTTTAAATCTTTTGTAGATTTTAAATTAAGTTGGTGACCCGTATGATTTCTGAAAATTCCGGCTTCAGGACAGGCATATAATAACTGCTCAATAGTCTTGATTTTATCAGAGAGGGCTGCGAACTCTTGTGCATAATACTCTTCATCTGCACCAATTCCATTTTCTTCAATATTGCACAATGTTCGTAATCCTTCGAGGAACAAAGTATTACCTCGTTGTAATACTTTTTTCTGTTTGATTTCGGCTTTTTGAGCTTCCAACAATTGGTATCCGAACAACGAATCAAGTCCACCGTATTGGAGGAGTTTTGGAAGAGGGCATTTTGAGAATAGGTTCCATCCATTTTCATCAGTTTCTTGTAGGTATTTTTGGACATCTTTTTCATAATCTAACACCCCATATCTAACAAACACTTGAAACTTTAATCCAGTAGTTTCAGGTCTGTCATCCAAAATATGTTGGGTAGTCATGGTACACCATTCCCACCCTTGAGTCTGAGTTTTTAAAACACCCCTTCCCCATTTGTCTTCAAATTTTAAATGATGAGCAGACTTTTTAATTTCTGGATTTTCTAAAACAGCTTGCCACATCTTTTCAATTGCAAATAATTCGATTTCACTCCAAGCTCCAGGGTAATGCAAAGGAAAGGCTACGGCTTCTTCTGTATTTGTAGCAAAAGAAACTGACCAAATCTTTTGATTTCCATTGTAAGGATTTAAACTTGAAGTTTCATAATCAAAGAACATTGTTTCTGCTTTGTTTAATTTGTCTAATTCCTCCATGACTTCTGAAAAGTTTGTCAATTTTTTGACTTTTGAATCGTAATCAATTTTAATGGGTCTTTCAAAGTTCAAACAGGATGCTGCATATTGCAAATCATTTTCAAAAACCATTTGAAGTTTTGGATCTTTCACCCTGTTAATATAAGATGGGTGGTACATGGGAATTACCCAACAATTATATTTATGAAAAGGAATTACATATCTCCTCCACTTTGAAATAGATTGTTCACCAGAAAATAATTCAAGAAAAAAAGAGTCAATTGCAACTCCCCCCATAACCCAAATGAAACTTGGTTTTAATTCTTCGATTATTTTTTCAACATTAGGTTTGCAATATTGAATTTCTTTTTTTGTGGGTTTTCTATTTTTAGGGGGTCTGCAATTTACCGAATTAATCTTCCAAAAATCATTGTCCAAATCTAAATTGAATTTTTTCAAACAGGTTCTTAATAACTGGCCTGCTTGTCCAACTAATTGAATCCCCTGTAAATCCTCCTCTTCACCAGGGGCTTCTGCTATAATCAAGGTTTTCTTTCTCCCGTTTCCTGTGTAACTCATTTTAGGAGTCTTGCAGGTGCGGAATAAACCACACTCATCGCAGAAGTCTGGTTTACCCATTTCTTCAGCTGAGAAGAATCCTTTCATTTACAAAACCTTTCATCGACCTGTCCACTAATTGTGTATCCTCTGTAGCCGAATGCCCAATTGGTGTACTCATAACATTTTCCAGTGGGTGATTTAATTGTGTACCACTCCGGTTTTTCTGGCGGTGCTGCTCCCTCAAAAGAAGAGCACCCAATTAGGCTAAACAGAATTATTAGTAGAAGCAGATATTTTTTCATTTTTCACCTTCCTTAAATCGCCAATGTTTTTAATTTCTTCTTTTGAAAATGGACTCATGGTTAATTCGTGATAAGAATAAAGAATGTTTACTTTCTTATCTAACATGAACTGATGGATTTTTCTAACATGACGCCCAGCAAAATAGATTTTCATGGTAAAACCATCACATGTTGAAAGTTTTCAGATTTAAACAAAGCTCTACCTTCCCTAACAATTATCGAAGTACTTTTGTTTAAAACTTCATTTAAGAATACTGGGTTAATCGTTACTTTAAAACTTTCTTCTAAATCAAGTTGACATGGAACTTTTGATTCAATCCAACCAGTTTCAGTTTCCCCCCTTAGAATAATTAGATCTTTTGAAATTGTCATTTCAATCTTCTTTTCAAATTCCCTTTTTCCATCAGCCATGACAAGGCTTGAGTCAACATATTTTTTAATGTTTTCAGGTAAGGTAAATTCTTTGCCTTCAACCTCAAAAAATCTATCCACATCTTTATACACTCCATTCACAATTCTACAGGAAAAGATAACTCCTGTATCTGATTTAAAATGAACCCATGATTCATCAAGCAAATATTCTGTTACTTTAAATTTAGACACTTCCTCAGCAGACTTGGCAGGGATTAAGAAAGTATCATCAAGCTCTTTACTCAATTCATACCTGCTAATTCGGTAATTATCTGACGAGTAGAGTTTCTTTTTGTTTACATGAATGCAATACAAAATTCCCATACTCATCGTATCAGCAGCGGAAAAAGAACATAAAGATAAACCATGAAGAAAGTCTTCCGGCAAATCTTTCCATTCTCCATTAATGGGAATATGTTTCACCCCATCAGTTTTAATCAAACCTGCTTGGGTGTTTCCCCCCTTGATTAAAAGGGAGTTATCAACAACTGATAATTCAATGGTTTCTACATCAATTTTACTTAAAACTGCATTTAAGTTATCAGCTTTAATACTTGCAACAACCCCTGTTTTGAATGGATAGGAAATACAAATATGATCGTTGTAGGTTCTAATGAAGTCATTGTCCAAAGAATAATTCCCAAACCCATCAATCAAACCCTTTGTTGAAATTCCACTCCTGATTTTTGATAAGGCTGAAATTAACTCACTTGTTTTGATTCCTGATTCTACTTTTTTTCTAAGTATCGGCATGGTATCTCCTATAATCCGAATCCTTCAAGTTTATTTGGTTTAAAAGCCCAAGGCCAAGGTTGGAAATATTTTTCCAACTCTACAAAATACTGAATATTCCATTTATCTCTCATATTGTGATCGTTTGAAACTCCCAATTCTTCCCGGACTTCTACTTCTTTGTTTGGTATAACCCACCTTTCGTTTTTTTGAAGTTTGTATTTTTTATCTACTTCTTTGTAACTTGACACTCCTAATTTAAAACCTTTTGAGATAATATAATCAAGAACATATTTTTGTTCTGCTGGTGACATTGTTTTGAAATGAATTGCTTCTTCCGTATTTTGAGGGGATCTATCAGAGATTTTTATTCTTACAGGAGGTTCATTATACACAGAAATTCCCAACAAATTTTTGATAGGAATCAAAATACTTCCGAAAGCTCCAGTAAATGCCCAAGAAGCAGAATCAACACTGAACCACGGATAACGAAACATTATTTCAAGTGCAGTTACCCCAAACCCGTGAGTTTTAATTGTTGGAAACCCCTTGTCATCACTAATGAATTCAAAAATTCCATCAAGCCATTGGATTTTGTCTTTAGTACTTCTGTCATTTGCCGGTGAAATTCCTATGTAATCATACCCTTTTTCAATGTAAATTGTAAGATATTTTAACTCTTCTCCTTGGTGAAAAACTGGCATAGGTTTTAAGCCTTTAGATTCCATATATTCAAGATTTTTTATTCCAGCAAGTGCAGATTCCTCAACTTCTTCTGCTGTTGGAATTCTGCCAAAATTCCCTGGAATAACATCAAGATTTATGTAAAAATCTACAAGGTCTTTGTGTTGATTGATAAAAGCGATATAATCATCAAGATCAATTGCTTTAAATTTTGTCCAAGCTGAAAAAGCTCCAGAATCAAGAATTACATTAATCATTTTCAATCTTTCGTTGCATAGTGTAATCAGCAATTACTCTTAACACAACACCTCCTCTTGCTTTAAACTCCCCCGTCACAAGCATATTTTTAGGGGAACACACAGAAACCATGTCGTCCAGTATCTTGTTAACGATTGTTTCCATAAATGACCCGTAGTTACGATATGCAAAGAAATATAACTTTAGGGATTTTGTTTCAATGCACTTTTTGTCTGGTTGATATTGAATTGTAATTGTGGCGAAATCAGGCTGTCCAGTTTTAGGGCATAATGAAGTGAATTCTTCAAACTCAAGTTTTATAAAATAGTCATTCTTTGGGTATTTGTTGTCGAAAGTTTCTAAGATTCCTGCATGTGGAGAATCGTAAATGTAGTCAGTTTTTTTGCTGCCTAAATGTTTTAACTTTGAAACATCATCCTTTTGAGATTCTTTCAATGAACTCATCTTTGCATCCTCCATCATTTTTAAGAAATAATCCTGTGACGTTAATTGTTTCAAATGGGGAATTATGTTTTTTAATTCCCCGCATTTCTTTACACAAATGGCGTGCATTTAAAACAAGAATACACCCTTTTGGCTTAATTACATCAGTAATATATTTTACGATTTCATGCCCAAGTCTTTCTTGAACTTGTAATTTTCCTGCAAAATAATCAACAGTTCGTGCAATTTTACTTGCTCCCACAATCCATTGGTCAGGGATATAACCAAAGTAGTATTCTCCAAAGAATGGCAGAAAATGGTGTTCACAAAACGAATAAAAATATCCGGTATCTCTAATCATTTCATCATAGAAAATTCCATCCTCTCCATTTGGAAATTTTGTTAATTTTGGAACTTTTAAAGGATTATACCCAACGAAAAATTCATTGTACATTTTTGTCATTCTTGCAGGGGTATCAAGAAGACCAATTCTAAGAGGATTCTCCCCTATCTTACTTAACAATTCTCTACAGATTGTGTCCATCTTTTTTAGCCCTTTCAATCAACGGATCGGAAATTCCAGCTTCTTTAAAACCTTTTGCTCTTAAAACACAAGCAGGACATTTTCCACAAGGAGGGAATTGCCCTTCGTAACAAGTATGAGAAAGTGCCAGGGCTTCCATACATCCAGGAAATGAATTTCCTAAAATTACTTCTTCTTTTTTAGAAAGGAACATCATAGGAGTGAAAATTTCAAATTCCCAATCCATTCCTAAACTTAATGTAGATTGCATAAAATTAATTGTTTCTGCCCTGCAATCAGGATAACCAGAATAATCAGTTTGACAGACTCCAATTATAATACTATGAATCCCTCTCTTGTAGGCAAACATTCCTGCAATGGTTAGAAACAAAAGGTTTCTCCCTGGAACAAAAGATGCTGGCAGATTTGCATTTCGATGTTTTGTAGAAATATCACCAAAACTGATTAATGCAGAATCTCCAATTTTAGATAGAATGTTAGTTTCAAAAACCTGGTAGGGAACCTTTGCAAGTTTGGCAATTTTTATCGCAGACCCAATTTCACAATAGTGGCGTTGACCGTAATCAATAATTAATGCTTCGACTTTGGGAAATGCTTTAGAGGCCAAAGCCCAATATAGGCTTGTTGTTGAATCCTGACCCCCCGACAGAAGAATTAACGCTTTCATCTTTTTCCTTTCCGTAGGAGTAATAGAATTTACTGTCATGTGCCAACTGACTTTTAAAAGCACTTAATTTTTTGTGCAGGTAAAGGCCACAATTTAAATGGGTAATTCCAATTTCTTGAAGATGATTCATTGTCCAGACATTAATATAATTTGATAAATGAGATGGTAAATTCCAGAATTCAACAAAGTAAGCTAAATCATAAGCTATGCTGTCTTTTAATGAAAGAATCCTTGCTCCAATTACTTTATCTCCTAATTTAAGAGCTAATCCATACCCATTATAATCCAATAATGATTCTTCAAGTAATCGTGTGCAACACCGTTTGTATCGTACTTTTGAGAAATTTATTTTGAATACACTTTCATCTAAAAGTTTTTGTACCACCCACTCATCATGAACTTTAATAACTTCTTGAATATTTTCTGATGATATTTTTTCTATTGAAAAGTGAAGTTTTTCAAGAAATTTGAACGGATAAACGAGACGTTGATATTTTTTTTTAGAAGTTTTATAATTATCTCTGTTAAAAACATCAGTAAAATTGTAAATACATTCTGAAACTTTTCGTGGTGAGGAAAGAAAACTTAACTTGTCCAAAGAATAAATTGTAGCTTTCTTTCTCATGCTGGTTATTAGTGAAATTTCGTTTGGTGTGTGTTCACAATAGTATATGAGCACAAACGGCTTAACATTTTCTATTAAAAGAGTTCCTTTGAATTTGTGAACTTTGTATTTGCGTAAAAGCAAATCTAAATTGAAATACCCATCCAACACGCCAAGGGAAAATTGATGTACTCCCTTATTATCAAGGGAGTACAATTCCTCAGGTGTTGGATGGGTAAAATCAGTCATTAGACTAATTTGCCAAGTT